AATGAAGCCGCTATGGGCGTTATAGCCGACCTTACCTAACCCCTAACTTTTCTACCTCCCTGTTAAACTTAAAAAGGGCTGCACCTCACGGTGTGGCCCTTTCTTTTTGGAGATTCTCTATTGGCTAATTCTTACAAGAAACCATCAGAGCCTTCAGGTTTTGTTTGGGTGCAATGCCTGGTTAATGACGTTTTTCATTCAAGTGGTCGGATCTTTAAGGGCGAAAAAGCTCGCGTTAATGCAGCCGACGCAAAACTATTAATAGATAACAAACAGGTTAAAAAACTAGATGCCTAGCCCTCGCCTGTTAAACCAACGCGGCAATTATAAAGTGCTTATGCACCCAATCGAGGGTGGTGAGTTTTTGATCCAATACACTGAGGATGTCGCGCCAGCACTAGAACACAATAAAGCTCTCCAATCGGCTGGGCATGACGGCTGGACTTCAAAAGATAAAGAACTCCGCCACGCCGCTCACATACCAGCGAGCGTGATGATGAAGTGGCAGCTTGAAGAGGGCATAATCGTTGGCAACCCAGAACATCAAAAGCGTGTTGACGCGAAGCTTAATTCAAGTGAATGGAAGCACCTTCGGGCTGCGGAATTTAGGATTTAAATAAATGGATTTATCGACCTTTACAGGATTGAAAGCTGCAGTTGAAGAGTATCTCGTTGATGATGATATTTCTGCTCCTGTCGAAACTTTCATCGCCTTGGCTGAAAAGCGGTTCTTACGCGACCTACGAGTCCGCCAGTTGGAATCTAAAGGTTCAATCACTCTGATTGCTGGCACTGAAGAAGTCGCATTGCCTACTGGTTTTTTAGAAGCCCGTGCGGTTGTCTTGCAATCCAGCCCAGTAAGAGTATTGCCATTTAAAACTCCCACACAATTTTTTGAAGACCACGGTAGTTCAAGCGCTGGCACCCCTGCAGCTTATACGATTATCGGATCTAATTTTCATTTTGGCCCTGTTCCAGGGTCTGCTCTAACCGCTGATGTCGTATTCTATGCGGCTTCACCCGCACTGTCCGCAACCAACGCATCGAATGCAATTTTAGAAGACGCACCAGATATTTATTTGTATGGGGCCTTACTTGAAGCGATGCCTTATTTAGGCGATGACGATCGAGCATTGGTTTGGGTTCAATTATACGATCGCGCCGTTGACGCCATGAAAAAAGTTGACGCTCGCACCGCCTGGTCTTCTGGCCCATTAGTCATGCGCGTGGAGAATTACACTCCATGATCGAGACGATGAAATTTGGCGAGTGGCTTCCAGACCAACCAGAGCTTGGTTCAATGGGAATCACAAAAGCACTCAATGTCATACCACACGCAAACGGTTATCAACAATTGGGCAGCATGGCGACGTTCTCTAATGCGTTAGGCGCTCGTTGCCAAGGGGCAATCTCAGTCCAGCACACAGACGCGGACGTAATCGATTTCGCCGGTGATGCAACGAAGTTATATAAACTTGGCGGCGCGACCTGGTCTAACGTTAGCGGCGCAACATATACCACCTCCGCGACAGATAAATGGTCGTTATTGCAATTTGGCAGTCACGTAATTGCAAGCAATGGCACCGACGTTATGCAGACATATCAACTTGGCGTTAGCAGTACCTTTGGTGTGCTTGGTGGCACTCCGCCAAAAGCTAAATATCTCGCCTCTTCGCGTAATTTTGTTTTTGCAGGTTACACAACAGTTGGTTCAACTACAGTGCCGCATAGAATCCAATGGTCAGGATTGAATGACGCCAGCGATTGGTCTGCGTCTCAAACTACCCAATCAGACTCACAAGAATTGCCATCAGAAAATGGACCCATCACCGGCGTTGTTGGCGGAGATGGATTAACAATTTTTCAAGCCCGTGCAATCACACGATGCACATACGTTGGCACACCAAATATCTGGTCATTTGATGAAGTTAGTTCTGGGTTAGGTTGTCCGGTTCCAGGTTCAATTGTCCATCATAACGAAAACATTTATTTTATATCTAGTGAAGATTTTTACATTCACTCAAACGGTCAAACAAAACCAATTGGCGCACAGAAGGTTGCCCAAACTTTTTACGCTGATTTGAATATCGATTTTCTAGATCGAGTGTCATCCAGTGTCGATCCTGTGCGGCACTTGGTAGTTTGGTCTTATCCCTCAGTCGCATCCCAAGACGGCACACCAGACAAGATGATCATGTATGATTGGGTTTTAAATCGTTGGACAGAAGCAGAGGTTGATCACGATATTGTCTACAAAAAGATTGGTGAATCTCTCACGCTTGATAACCTCGACGGCCTTAGTTCTTCAATTGATGATTTAGGAATATCGTTAGATTCAAGATTGTTTAAAGGGAATGGAACTCTTCTGTTAGGCACGTTCTCAACAGATTTTAAATTATCTTTCTTGGCTGGTGAGGCGCTCGACGCAACAATTGAAACAGCATCATTTCAACTGAAACAAGGCCGCAGATCTTTGGTCAAACGTGCGCGACCTATAGTCGAAGGCGGCTCTGCAACTGTGACGTTGCAACACGCCAGCAAAGATCAATTAAGCGAGACTGAGATATTTGGAGTAGCTAAGACACCTTCAAAAACTGGCAACGTCGGCATTCGGAATAGAGCAAGATACCACAAATTGCGGCTAAATATTTCCGGTGGGTTTAGTCATGTTCTGGGCATCGATGTCGATTACTCGATTTCAGGTACGCGATGATCCCGGTCCCAATTACTCACAACGATGATCAACATCATCGTCGCTTAATCGCGCAGGCATTACGAGAGCTTAGTAACGGTAAGATTAATTCTGTTGGTTCTGTCACGCTAACAGCATCGTCGGCAACTACGGTTGTAGTTGACCACCGCGTCGGTGGTGACAGCAAGATATTTTTTACGCCAACTGATGCGTTGGCTGCGGCAGAATTTGGAGCCGGTGGTATGTACGTTTCAGCAAAGGGTAAAGGAACGTTCACAATTACAAACGCAAATAACTCAGGGTCACGATCCTTTGATTATGCAGTATTTGGGTAATGATTTTTTGCGATGCTGGCCTTGGCTGGCAAAGGCGCTTGATTTAACAGGCGGCACACACACGCAGCGTGATATTCTTGATGGCACATTAGATGGAAGCTTTCAGCTTTGGCCTTCAGAAAACGCGGCGGCATTAACTGAAATAGTTTCATACCCGCGAATGAAAACAGTTCGCATTTTTTTGGCGGGTGGTGATCTAGACGAATTAAAAGAGACACACGAAAAGATTGAACGTTGGGCGTTAAAAACCATTGGCGCACGGCGATTAGAAATTTGTGGTCGCGACGGTTGGCTTCGCGCACTAGATGGTTACAAAAAAATATGCACTACAGTTGCAAAGGAATTAAAAGATGAGTAAAGGCGGCGGGTCTAAAGAAAAAACAGTGGTGCAATCAACTTCCTCTGCGCCCTGGGAAGAACAACAGAAATTCCTTAAAACAGGGTTTCAATCTGCACAGGATATATTCGATTCTGATAATCCGCAGTACTACGACGGTCAAACCACTGTTGACTATTCACCTGAGACAAACACAGCATTAAATATGACCCGTGATCGCGCATTGGCTGGTTCACCCATTCAATCTACGGGGGCTGAACAATATCAGAACACGCTGAACGGTGATTTTTTATCAGGCAACCCATTTTTTGAAGGGGCATTTAACGCTCAAGTTAGACCAATGGTTAATCAGTATATGAACCAAACTGCTCCAGGGATCGACAGCCAATTTAACGGCGCAAATCGAATGGGTTCAAATGCATACGCTCAGACTCGCAACACCGCAGACGAAACTTTTGCAAACGCGCTGACAGATACCGCTGGAAAATTAGCATATCAAAATTACGGTTTAGAACGTGGCCTTCAAAATGCCGCTATAAATAATAGTGGTGCTTTTGCATCTAATGATTATTTAGACGCTCAACGTCTTGCAGGCGTCGGTGCGGCGCGTGAGTCTGAGCAACAAAGCCAATTAACCGATGATGTCAACCGGTGGAATTTTGATCAAAGTCGCGATCAGAACAAGCTTGCAAATTACATGGGTGTTGTCTCAGGCGGATATGGGACACAGGGATCAAGTTCGCAGCCTGTTTTCAGTAATACCGCTGCTAATTTTTTAGGTGGCGGAGCGGCTGGCGCAGGGGTGGGCAACATGATTTCACCAGGCGGCGGCGGCGCAGCCTGGGGAGCGGGGCTTGGTGGTTTGGTCGGGCTTTTAGGGTAAGGGATAGACATGCAAATTTTTAAAAATCAATTTCCTGGATTGTTAAATCAATCTCAACATAACAACGCTCTGTCTCAGGGGCTTCTTGGACTCGGCGCTGGACTTTTGAAATCTGGTGGTTGGTCAACAATGCCAGTGTCTACAGGTCAAGCGTTAGGGCAAGCGCTCCCACAGTTTCAACAAGGCTATAACCAATCTGCAAAACAAGCAATTGGCGCAGAAGACAATCTTGCTGCGCGTAATGCCGCCAATGTTGCAGCAACGAGAGCAACAACAAAATACAACCAAGGCCAAAAGGTTTACAAGCGGAATCAGATATTGCTCGCTCACGCCGCACGTATGGCAAAAACAGAAAGAGACCCCTTCAGGAGACAAATTCTGTTGTCTGGCGATGTAGACGCAATCACAAAGCTGGCGACGATTGACCCAAATCAAGGGCGTAGTTCTTTTTATAAAACAGCAACTGATATGGGTTTAAAACCAGGAACAGCCGCTCACAACGCAATGGTAAAACAGTTATCAACTAAGCCGAATCAACAAATAACTATTGGCGGCCCACGGGGCATCGTGGAACAAGTCGCAATGGAGGGGTACAAAGGTTCGCAAGAGACAGGCGCTGCCGCAGCAAAGAACCTCTTCACTCTGCGAGAAATGAAAAGCTTTTTGGATACGGGCGTTCCAACTGGAAAACTTGCAGATATGTCATTGGGTGCGCGGCAATTCTTTAATGACCTTGGGTTCAAAGATAGTTCAATCCCTCTCCAGGAGGCTATGAACAGCTTAGGCAATCAGCTTGCATTAAACCGTCATCAGCCTGGTATGGGACCAATGACTGACCCTGACTTCCAAATCTATCGTGGGATTGTGCCTGGTCTTAAAAACACCCAAGCCGGTAACGCGCTCATCCAACGTCGGATGGAACGTGAATATATTGGGGAACAAATGTTCGCTGCCATCATCAAGGCTCAAGTCTCAAGCCCCGGTGGAGCAAAAGCTTATGACGCCACCGGGGCTTGGCAACAGGTTCGTGAGAAACTCGACGCCGAGCTTGGCGAGCTAATACCAGTGGTCGAGAGTTTGCAACGTGCAGAGGCCGACCCGGCGTATGACGGCATGGTCGTTATGATCAACGGGAACCCTCATTACATGGACCCTAACCAATGAGTAAAGCTGTCCCATTAGGTGGCGCATCAGCGGCTACTGTCGCCCCTGTGCCAGCCCCAGCAAGGCGGTCAAAAGCTATCCCGCTGGTAACCCCAAAGCCAACGCCAGTTGAAGCCCCGGCAGATTTACCTGAGATCACATCCCAAACAGAAATACCGTGGAACAAACGTATAGGGACAGATCTCAAATTAATGACTACAAACGACTCCTGGGAAAAAGCTAGAATTATTGCAAAGTCATTTCCGGATCGCATAAAGCTGGGCCAAGACACTCGGACGAATGAGCCAATTGTGACCATCGATGACAAATCGTACGTGGTGAACAAAAAAGGTTTTTCAGCGCAAGATCTAAACGACTTTGTAGCGGAGACAGGACAGTATTTGCCAGCGTCTATTTTAAGCGGTGGAGCTTCAATCCTAGCTAGGTTTGGTTTGGGCCTTATTAGTTACGGGGCGACTGAAACAGGACGTGAAACTGCAACTTACTTGTCAGGCGGGAAGAAAAGTGACGAAGGACTAATTGACTTTGGTGACGTTGGGACAACCGCAACTGTTGGAGCAACCGCAGAGGCACTCTTACCCCCAGTTGTAAAGCTGGGCGGGAGAACAATACGAAAGATTTGGGACGGCTTTAAAACAGCAAGCCCAATGGGTGAAGATGTCTTAGACGCTGTTATCACTGCGGCATC